AATTTCTTTTTTCATTATGAGAATTATATCCTTTGGTAGCTGAATTGTCAAATACTATTTTTGTGTGGTATCATTAAAACCCAGACTGCGCAGTTTCGAATGAGTATAAAGCATATCTAATAGCATCGGAGAGATGCGAAGCTTTATTATGTTTTGGTTTTTCTTTCAATAAGTTTGGATTTGGATCCCACTGATATTGGTCAATTGAAGACAAGCATTCGACACATCTCTGATCAATGTATAAGTTATTATTATCTACAATTGATGCAACGTGTGCAATTCCATCTAACACCGATTTCTTTGCATTAATAGTAGAAATATCATAATTTTGTGCGAAGTCAAATCGAGTTTGTTGGGCGGCCGAATCAATGTAGATATAGTCAATATTCCACTTATCAATCATTTTTTGTATTTCAATTGCATGCTGCTCAGTTGTTCTTTCAGAGTTCAAATACTCATCAAGAAGATAAAACTTACCTTCATCCCAATCGTAGCCAATTACGCAAAATGCTGTTGGATCACGAAAACCTACGTCAAGTCCTGCAAAAACGTCAAAGCGATGTGTTTCTAAAGATTCAAAGTTTCCAACACATTTTTCATGATTGAACTTCCATATTTGACCCTCATAGGTATTAAAGTCAGCTTCGTATTCTTGTCGAAACTCAGCTTCGGACATACTTCGTCGAGCTTCTTCAATATCGCTTTGAGACATTCGAGGATTATCTTTATAAGTTGCTTTAATTGAGCACCAAGAAGGAAATTCATCACTAAAACCTCTATCAAAAAACTCTGCAAACCAATTTGTTCTTCCCCTTGGTGTAGAAATAAATAGTGCTTTTGAGTTTTCTTTATCAAGTGTAGGACGAAGTGCTACGTTAAATGCATCTTTTCCGTCTGCAAGAGCTGCTTCATCAAAAATAATAAGGTCGTAACTTCTGCCTACGCAGGAATCGACCTGATTGACTGAACCCATTCGTATTGTAGAACCATTATCAAGCTCAATTACTTTATCTTTTGCATTATCTCTTTTTACTTCAAGCTCAAAATGTTTAATTAAGTTACGTTGTAAGTCAAAAGAAATCTGAGACAGCGAATAGTTCGGGGACATTATAAGTATGTTTGAATTTGGAACGAGAGAAACTAATTGACCTATAATATTTGCTATATAAGTCTTTCCCTGTCTTCGGGACACTGCCGCACATACAAAACGATACTTTGGATTATTAATTGCGTTAATAATCGCCATTTGAGAGGGCAGAGGCTGAACGCCGAGTAGCTCCAGATATGGATCTACTGGTAATTTGAGAAATCGTGCCTCAGATTGTAAGTTTAAAATTTCATCGCCAATAACATCTCGGCGACTGATTTGAATTGCCATTATTATCTCTTATAGTTTATTAAGTCAAAGGAAGCAGTTGCGGGAAAGTTATTGCTGCTTGTTAATGCTCTAATGTCTATATCTGCTTTTGGACCTAGTGGGATTGGAACTGTGTAAGTTTGTGTAAAAGTTTGTTGATACAGCTCTACTTCCCCGCGAATACGAAATGCGCCCCCAAACTCTCGAACATATGGCGAAAAACTTGCATCACCGCCTTTTCCTACTCCAACGGTAAATTGGGTTCCGTAGGCATTAACTGTAGCGGGAATTGTGTATACAGCCATTAGAGTTTGGGCCCTACCAGCTTCCATATGGGCAACTACTGTTCCTATTCCTGAGACTGTTCTTGCTGTTATTGTCCCTACATTTGTAGTTGTCGCGACCATTCGAAATACTCGCTTAAATTGATTTTGAGTAGCTTTTGCTACTTGACCTGTAAGCGTAACTGTTTCAGTAAGCGGAAGATAGTTTGCATCAAGTCCAATTACTTGCAAAGTCCCAGTATCTAGGGTGCTTGTGCTGATTATATATAGCGTTTGTGGATTATCCAAAGCACTCCATGGATATAATCCCCCTTGTGTCCAGACTGTCTGAGACCCCGATACAAGATTTCTATTTACTCCAAACTTATGTTCAAAAGTTTGGTTATAGTCTCTACCAAGCGCTATATCTAAATAATTCATTATATTACCCTATAGTTGCTGCTATTAGCAGTCTTTGCGTATTATTTATTACCGTCACCTTTTGTGCCTGTATACAAACCGAACCAGGCCGCACCCGCTCCGATTACAACGGAAATTAAACTCGCCTGTTGAGTTGTTGGGTCTGGTAATGCAATAAACCAACCAAAAGAAACGTAGAGCAAGTATAGATACATACCTATAAATAATCTAGGGAAAATTCTCCAGGCATCGAGTGCTGTAGCTAAATGCATACTTTTTATGTAGGGATTTGCCTTTGGATCCGCTGGAACTACTTTTTCCTCTACTTTATCTTTCAACTCTTCTATTTGAGTTTGAAACGATATAAACCTGTCTAAACTTATTTTTACTTCTTCTGTAGTATCCTTGTCCATTTTATAAACTCTGCGATAAATAGCTTTAGTGCTACTTCTAGTGGAGTATACAGCCAAAGGAAGGGCCGATGTCCAAGTTTTTCCATCTCTTCCCAGACCACAAACTTTTGTGTCCAGTTATCTGCATATAAACTACCGTAACGTAATATTGCATGACCATTATTGTTTTTTGTCTTTACGCGTCGAATCTGAGCTTTAAATGTGAGAAGATTCCACCAGAATTTTAGCATTGACTTACCACTAATTAGCCATAAAAGAGTAAGTGCGTAATCCTCGCAATCTCCAATATAAGGAGCCTCTTTCATAATTTTCCAATATTCTTTTGAAGAATACTGATCTCTATCTTGTTTATATTTCCAAGAGGCATTTAGTTCTGCTAGCTCTTTTTCGAATCTCACCATTTTTCGCGATTCGCCCACCAAGCCGCACTCATTTTACCTTTTGCAATATTTTTAGCGTGACGGGCCTTAAATGATGCTCTTTTCTTTTTCATTGCAGCCGATTCGCCGGCTTTTGGCTTTCCAGCCGTTTTGGCGCCTTGCTGCCCAAACCGAATGGTTTTTACTTTTGCACCAACCTTTGCCACAACAATGTGTGACTTTTTAGAGTGGCTAGGAGTTCGCTTAGGTTTATTGTAGCCAGAAACTCCTGCACGTTTAAGTCGTGAGTCTTTCTTCTTAACGCTTCTTTTGCGAACTGCCACTACTTTTCTTCTGATTTTCCTGGGCGAGTAGTTGAGCCAGTAAAGTCTGGTCGAGGACCATGAGGTGTTTTATTTGAAACCACTTTATATGCTATCGTGCCGACTACTGCTAGAATAACTATACCTGCTACTAAATATTCCATTTTAATCTCCTATATATTCTTGTAGAAGCCCTGTAACTTAGTTGGAGCTTTAAACTCCTCTACTTCTACTACTTCTACGGGTTCATCCACTTTTAGAAAAGCTTCTGCTTCTGCTTTTGTTTTAAATTTATGAAGCTTATTTTTATCATCTCGAAAACACCAGCTATCGCGTTTTTTATAAATCATTTCTTTTTCCTTTCTTTTACTGCTCGAAGCAAACGAATCATCCGTTCGGCAGCAGCTTTAGACTTCGCAGTAGCTTTTTTTCGCCACTTACCAGCCTTTTTTACAAGAACTGTTTTTCCTGAGCGTCTATAGGGCATTATACGAACCAGATACTAAAAATAGCTGTAACTCCTGCTGCAGTTAAAAGCCAAAAAAGCTTATTAATTGCTTCTATTGTCTGCGCTCCAGAGTTAAGGCGCTCCGCATGCCTGTCTAACCGCTCTTCATGATTATCAAGAGTATCGTAGATTTCGCTGCGAGATGTTTCTAGGTTTATAAGTTTTTCTTCGGCTCTAGCCAAAGCCACAACAGTCTCAGATAGCTTATCGATCTTTTGTTCGATTCTATCTAATCTTCGTTGGTCTGCTTGTAGGTGCTCTTCAAAGAGTCTTTCTAAATTATTCTGCTCCATTTAAAAGTTTTTCCATCAACTTTCCATAGTTGCCTTGACCAAATGGTAGTGCTTCATTAATTTGCACATTTGTTTGATTTTTAATGGATGAGCCTTCGGCCTTAACAAGCTCTGCTTGAGCCTTTAATTCATCCATGCGCATTTTATGCGCCATCATCATTAGGTCAGCTAAGTCTTTTGAAGAGTAAATACCAGATTCTTGAGCCTCCTCAAGTTTGCTGTTTATCATCTCATCAAGCACGGAGGCTATGTTATTTTTATTTCTGTAGCCCATATCAAGATAGACAGTATCTATATATCTTTTTACTTCTCTTTTATTTAAAAGCTCTACGACTTTATTCTCTGGAACGCTCATATAATCACATACAGCACGAATATTGCCGAACTGTAAGTAACAGTTTGCAACTTCAAGCCCTTCCGGAGATATTGTTGTGATTTCTTTTGCCATGTTAAGAATTATACTCAGTTCGTTCTGGATTGTCAAGGATTATTTTTCTATGGTATACTTATACAGCTTAATATAGTAAGCCACTACCTGAGGATAGTGTTTAGGGTCTGGAAGGTTTGGATACCTTTTTATAAAGTCTTCTATAGAAAGTCGGGTTTCATCGGCCATGGTATATCGTCCAAAGTTTGTGCAGAGTGGCAATCAGAAATCATATCTCTTAATGCTTGACGATATGTTTTTGCAATCTCTACTTGTTCAGCTGTAAGTGAAGTGTCGGGAATTTGTGTCCAATCTGTTTGAAATAGTCGAATATTTCGTTCTTTACGAACAAGATCCAAAAAATCATCAACATCCCATAACCACTGATTATTTATCCAAACTGCAACAGGATTTGGGCGTGAAGATCTTTCAACAAAACTTCCAGAGACTATATCATAGTAATGATGACTTATAAAATAAGCTGCATCTGGTATTTCAAACTGTATATAAACAATTATTACATCCTCACTTTCTAAGTAACCTTCAGGAGGATTGTTCGCTCCTTGGGGTATGCTTAAAGAAGATATTTCTCCCTCTGGATTAATTCGTGCAATGTACATTAAACGCTCCCTACTTTAGCTGTGTATATTTGACCCATATTGGGAAGATACGATGAGGCTAATTGACCAAATATGTCGAAGAAAAACCTACCTGTGAAATAAATTCCGTTTCTTGTATTTGAACCAACAGTATAGTTATTTGCATAAACAAACCCATACTCAAAATTATTGTCTGAAAAGAAAGACGTCTCAATTGAAACATACTGAGATAGGTCTGTTACAAGCGGACCATTAATTAAATAGTCCCCGCTAAAAGCGCCGGCTTCAGCACTACTTGTAAGTGTTATTCCATCTGTGCCTACTGCGCCTGAATCAAATGCAATATCTCCATTTGCATCAAAAATCTGTATACCGTAGGTTCCTGTTGTTGGAGTATTATTTGAGTCTTTAAAAGATTCAATAATTGCGTAACTTATGGTAATACTCGTGCCGTTTTCGTTAACTACTGACCACGGAGTAGTTTGCTTATTTATGTAAACCTCTTGTTTTGCTCCAGAAGCTGGTGTCGATGGCTTAACTAATATAATTTTTGGGCTGAAACTATTTGCAGTTGTTCCTGGAATTGTTGAGCCTGCTCCAAGAGAGCTT